GTGAAGGATTGCGTTATTGATTTTTCGAAGTCTGTAGCGCTTCCTAAGGATCAAAGGAGTTTCTTCACGCCAGTTTTAAGGACTGCCGCGGAGAAGCCCAGGACTAGTGGTCTCTTGGAGAATCTCGTGGCGATGATTAAGAGGAACTTCAATGCACCGGATTTAACAGGAATTGTTGATATTGAAGACACCGCTGAACTAGTCGTCGACAAGTTTTGGGATGCGTACATTTCAAAGGAGTTCTCAGGGGGAGTCACCTATGCTCAAACTTCTGATGCTTTCCATCGGTGGGTTGCGAAACAGGATAGTTGTGCTATCGGACAGTTAGCGAATTTCGACTTTGTCGACCTTCCGGCTGTTGATCAGTACAAACATATGATCAAGACCCAACCCAAACAGAAGTTGGACCTGAGCCCTCAAGATGAGTATGCTGCACTTCAAACGATTGTTTATCATTCGAAGCATATAAATGCCATTTTTGGTCCTCTTTTTGCTGAGCTTACAAGGATACTTCTGGAGAGAATAGACTCAAGTCGCTTCATGTTTTATACAAGAAGGACTCCTGAACAAATCGAGGAATTCTTTTCAGATTTGGATAGCAGAAATCCTATGCAAGTGCTAGAGTTAGATATATCGAAATACGACAAGTCTCAAAACGAGTTTCACTGTGCTGTAGAATATCTGATTTGGGAGAGACTTGGTCTGAATGGATTTCTAGAAGAAGTGTGGAAACAAGGTCACCGGAAAACCACATTGAAAGACTATATTGCGGGAATTAAAACCTGCATATGGTATCAAAGAAAGAGCGGTGATGTTACTACTTTCATTGGAAATACTGTCATAATTGCGGCGTGTCTAGCTTCAATGGTACCTATGGAAAAGGTTATCAAAGGAGCATTTTGTGGAGATGACAGTATTTTATATCTTCCTAAGGGTACTGAGCTTCCGGACATACAATCAGGTGCTAATTTAATGTGGAACTTTGAAGCGAAGCTCTACAGGAAGAAGTACGGATACTTTTGCGGTCGTTATATAATTCATCACGATAAAGGAACCATTGTGTATTATGACCAGCTTAAGTTGATATCGAAACTCGGTTGCAAACACATCAAGGATTATGATCATTTGGAAGAGTTTCGAGTTTCACTGTGTGATGTTACCAAAAATTTAAATAATTGTGCATATTTTAGTCAGTTGGATGAGGCTATTGCTGAGGTTCATAAAACCGCAGTAAATGGGTCGTTTGCTTTTTGTAGTATTGTGAAATTTCTTTCAGATAAGAGAAAGTTTAGAGAGTTGTTTTTCTTTTAATTGTGAAATGGCATTGATCAAGTCTTCCGATGTGAAACCGTCAGAATTTGTCAATTTGACTAAGGCTGAGAAGTTTCTGCCGAAATTCATGACCAATGTTAAGTACGTGAAAGTGTCTACCGTGGACAAGATCTTAG